CGACCGGCTCACCCCGGAGGAGTACCAGGAGCTGGCCGGGCTACTGGCCCCGGAAGTGAGACAGTAATCAACGGCGAAACCGCCGGATAAAAGAAAGATTAACTATTAAGAGTCAAGCCCCAAATGAATGGTGGTGGTGAAAAAGAGATAGCTCAAAAAAGGTATAGCAAAGCCGAGGTCTTGTCAGACCCCTGCTGGCTATTCAGGTAGTTGTACTCAAGCCGCTGAACAATATGGCTGCCTGGATTTCTCCATGGCGAATATCAGACGGACCAACTTTTTGGCAGCGTGAGAGATGGCAATATTGTAGTGCTTGCCCTCTGCCCGCTTCTTAGCGAGGTAAGCAGCAAAGGCCGGGTCCCAGTGACAGACATACTTGGTTGCGTTGTAAAGTGCGTAGCGTAAGTATCGGGAGCCACGCTTTTCCATGTGCGGGTAGCAATTTTTGAGCTGTCCGGATTGGTAAGTGGAGGGGGACATCCCGGCATAAGCCAACAGCTTGTCCGGGGAGTCAAATCGGGTGAAGTCGCCGACTTCGGCCAGGATCATGGCTGCCATACGGAAGCCCAGCCCTGGGATAGTGGTAATAGGAGAATGAAGCTCATCCATAATGGATTGGATTTGTTCTTCAATTTCAGCAATTTCATGATCCAATTCGCGGATGAGCCGGATGGTGTGCTGCAATTCAAGAGACTTGGCAGGCATCCAGGAGCCAATAGAGTTTCTGGAGGCATCTCGGATTTCAAGAGCCATGTCCCGTTTGTAGTGGCCTTTAGAGGTAGTTTCGAGCAGTGTTTTCAGCCTCGTCAAATGAGCTGCGGCAATCTGTTTGGCGCCGGGGAATTCCTCCAGCAAGGCGTAGACAGAAGCAATATGCAGAGAAGGAACGAACTTTTCCAACTCTGGAAACAGGATGCAGACCAGTCGAGCGATAGAACTTTTCAGCTTGGCACGCTCTTTCACCTTGTCAAAACGGTATCTGGTCAGTGACTTCAGCTCCTCATTGTGGTATGCTGTATCTGTGTAGGGTTTGAGGCCCACATCGGATAACAGCATAGAAGCAATCGTTCGTGCATCCACCCGGTCGGTTTTGGTCTTTCTCAGACTGAGGCTTTTTCGGTAGAGGTTTGTACGCAAGGGGTTTAGGACATAGGTGGCCAGACCGTTGTCAAGCAGAAACCCGAGCAGATTGTAGCTGTAATGTCCGGTCGCCTCAAGCCCTACTTTTATTTTGTCCTGTGCATGGGTGCAATCCTGGATTCGCTGCAACAGGCAGTGGAAACCATCTATCGTATTTGGGATTGTGAACGCATCCGCCAGGACTTCACCCTCGGAACTGACGATGAAGCAATCGTGTTTATCTTTCGAGACATCGATACCAACAGAAACCACCATAACAGATACCTCCAACGATAAATATGTGATGCTGCATCCACAGTGTACCTTACTTTTGTAGCCTTGTTCCACATAAACCGTCTGGCGGTATTTAACTGATTAACAAAATTGTAAGGGGCTGTGGTTGGAACCTTTCTTGAACCATCTTGTGGTAGGAAGAATACACCAATCCACAGCATCCCTTACAGTGTAGCACATAGCCCTTGGAGAGGGGCTTTAATAACTACTACTCTATAATACAAGGAAGCTTATTATGAAAAACATCAACTGGAACGAGCTCACCCCCGCCTGCTACGCGATCGCCAACGCTAACGATGTAGATCTGGGCGTAGGCGGCAGCATGGTACAGAACAACATCCGCCACGGCAGGGCGGTGGACATCGGCGCGGAAAATCTGCCTGTAGCTTTCCGGCCTGACTGGGATGCCCTGGGCGCTGGTGCAGATCTGGCCGCGGATAACGACGAATTTAACGCCTGGGTCAGGAAGCGCCAGAGTAACGTCAAGGCCCTGGCTGCCCTGTGGAACGCAAATGACTATCAGGGCATGGTTGAGCTGATGGAAGGCGCCGCCGACCCCGGCCCCATCAACGGCGAGAAGCCCGGCGACCATGAGTAAGTACATAGCGGTCATCACCAGGGCGGACATCACCCGCGCCGCCCTGGTGGAGGCCGGGGGGCGGTCTATGGAGCAGGTCAAGGCCGCCTGCGGGTGCCAATATATCCTAAACGCCTGGTTTTATGACACAATCACCGGGAGGCCCGTCGGCAACCTCAAGATTGATGGCACGGTCAAGGCGGACGCCGGATGGAACTGCCAGGGCCTCACCTGGGACGCGGGCGAGGACATCCGCATGGATCTGATCCCGGATCGAGGCAGAGCGTCCTATATCAGCGGCGTGGAGTTGCTGACGCCCACCAGGGGACCAGGTAAGGCCCTCAGCTACTCCCCGGAGTACGGGGGCACACGGGGGCGCTCCGCCGTCCTGCTGGCCGGGGCGCGGGTGATCCTGTACTGCTCCGGCGACGGCACGGCAGACGCCAAGACACCGGAAGGGCTGCGAGACGAGCTGGTGAGCATCGGCTGCCGGTACGACCAGGCGGCCAACCTGCGGGCCCTGGGCCTCGACGCGGGCAGCTCCTCTAACTGCGACTTTGGGGACGGCCAGCGTATCAGCAACGGTAAGCGGGTCAAGGGTTATCTGTGTATCTGGACAAAACAGGACGGCCAGGAGCCGCCGGAACAGGAGGACAAGCCTATGAGCAAGCACACTGTATGCCTAGACCCTGGGCACGGTCCGGGCAACGTCAACGGCTCCCCGGATGGCACCTACAAAGAATGGGAGTTTACGTGGGATATGGCCCAACGCATCAAGCCATTGCTGGAGGCCCAGGGGGTGGGCGTGGTGCTCACCAAGACGGCGGACAATTACCCCAGCCTGACTGAGCGGGCCAACATCAGCAATAAGGCGCAGCCGGATTGCTTTGTGAGCATCCACACCAACGCGGCCGGGGAGGGAGGCTGGTCAAGCGCGTCCGGGCTGGAGATCTACACCAGCGCCGGGCCCATGACGGCCTCCCGCAATGTGCTGGCCTCCAAGCTGGTCAACGCGTTCCACGCCGCGGGGGTGGCCCTGCGGAGTGAACCTATCAAGCACAAGCTGTATACTGTGCTTGCCAAGACCGACGCCCCCGCCGCACTCATTGAGTACGGCTTTCATACCAATAAGACGGACACAGAGTATCTCAAGGATAGCAAGTACCGGGACAAGCTGGCCGAGGCCACCGCAAAGGGCATCTGCACTTATCTTAACGTGAACTGGAAGAAGGATGAACCTGTGAGCGATTGGGAACAGGAGCGCGACGAAGCGTGGCAGGCCGCGAAAGAGGCCGGTATCCTGGACGGTACCCGACCCGAAGACTCTGTAACCAGACAGGAGCTGGCCGTCGTGCTGGATCGGTTGAATCTGATTTGATGGAGGTACATATCATGGACATTTCTTCTTTGGGTATCACCGGAGTGGCGGTTATCACTGTGATCTGCTTTCTGGTCGGCCAGGTGGTCAAGGCCACTGGACTGGACAATAAGTGGATTCCCATCATCTGCGGCGTATTTGGCGCGGCGCTGGGTATTCTCGGCATGTTTATCATGCCAGAGTTTCCAGCCTCGGACTATTTGACCGCCGCCGCTGTCGGCATTGTGAGCGGCCTTGCGGCCACTGGTATCAATCAGGTCTATAAGCAGATGAAGGGGGGCTAACCCATGCCCGTCAATGATTGTGAGAACAAATGTACGCTGAAAACCAGGGTGGACAGGCTTGAGAAGGACTTTGAGGCCGAGAAGGAGACCAACTCCCAGCGCCATGCGGAATTTTACGCCCGCATTGGCAAGCTTGAGCAGGTACAGGCCGTCAGCGGAACCAGGCTGGACACCATCATGGACAAGCTGGACTCTATCGCCCTTGATCTTACCACACTGAAGGAGAAACCTTCCAAGCGGTGGGAGACAGTTGTGGCGGCTATCATTACGGGTGTGGTGGGCTATCTGTTGGCCCAGATCGTGGGGTGATTGCATGCCGAGTAATCTGCTGAATGCTGACACCGGGTTCCCGGATTTAATGGGGAACCAGAGCACGGATGAGAAGTTCCGCATGGTGAGCG